GAGAGCAACCCGATGCGCCTGAACGTGGCCGAGATCTACGACCCGGCCGTTTTCACGGGCCTTGAGCTGATCTGACCTTCCTAGCATCAGAGGGATGATGACCCTCATGACGCCTCAGGAGTTCGCGGCCCGCGCGGTGGGTGTGCCGTGGGCGCGATGGCGCTCAGATTGGTCAGGCATGGACTGCTTCGGCCTGGTGGTGCTCTACTTCCGAGAGGTGCACGGGCTGGAAATCGGCCCCGTGCCGCACACGGATGTGGCGCAAGGCTTCGCCGGACAGCCAGACCGCTGGATTGACTGCGACCCCAAGTCCGGCGCCACCATGTGGATGAACTGGAAGGATGGGGCGCCCAGCCATGTCGGCATCTTGTTGACCGACTCCAGTGTCTTGCACTCCGAAGGCCAGCACGAGTGCGGCGGCAGCGTGCGCGTGACCCGCCTTGACGTCATGGAGCGGTTCTACGGCCCGTCGCGATTCCTGAGGCCCGCGCAATGCTGATCATCCTCAACGACCCAGCGGGCGTTACCGGGCGTCAGCGGCACCAGCTTGACGCGGCAGTCAGCCTGCAGGCCAACATCGAAAGGCACATCTCTAGCGGGTACGAATGCACGCTCAAGATCAACGGCCAAGAGGTTGACCCGCTCACGGATGCGCGCCTTGATCAGGCGCCCAGCGAAGGTGACGTGGTCATTTTGACCAGGCGGCCGGCTGGGGGCGGGGGCGGGCTGCTGGGCAGTATTTCCGGTGGCCTGCTTGGCCCGAAGGCGGCAAAGGCAATTGTCGGCTGGCTTGCCCCAACGCCGGATGTTCCGCAGGCAGCCAACTATGAAGACGCCGGAACAGCGGTCACCAAGAACAGCCCAAACAACTCGCTGACGGCTCAATCGAACGCCGCGCGTGCCTACCAGGCGATCCCAGACGTCTACGGCTACAGGCGTGTTTGGCCTGACCTGATTCAGCCATCGACTGTGGAGTACATCGGTAACGTCAAGTTCGTGACCGAGTGGCTCTGTGTCAGCCGCGGCAAGGGAACCATCACCGACGTCCAGTACGCCGACACCAGCATCCTCAACATTGCCGGTGCGACCTATCAGGTGTTCGAGCCTCAGACATCGGCCGGCTACCCAGAGTTCAGCACCACCGTGCTGACCGATGTGCTTGAGACATTCGAGAGCCCAGAGGTAAACGGGCAGGAACTCGAGTATCCAGGGGAAGTTTCGGCAATCGTGCGGACTGGCTCATTCAATGCCTTGGCCGGCGCTACCACGTTCACTGTCACGGTTCCTGATGGATCGCCACTGGACAACGTCAAGGCATTGGCGCCCAGCGGCACGGCAGTTGTGCAGTTCAGTTACGGCCTGGGGCCCAGCACGTTCAATCAGACGTGCACCCTGACCGGATACACAACCTCATCCGGTCTGGTCACTTTCACGTTCACCTCGTCCGCTTGGGCTTCTGCGACATCAGGCACGGGCGTGGCTTTCAGCATTGACCCCAACCTGGTCGCCGAGCGTGTGCTTGGGCCTTACAGCTTGGCGGTTTCGTGCACGCGAATCCACTGGAACATCATTTTCCCTCGAGGCCTCAAGGGAACCGTTCAGATCCGCGCCACGTGGTGGATGGTCAATGAGGGTGGGGCCGAGATCCCTGGCACCAGGGAAAGCCGGGTCGATTCGTTCACGGCGGACACCTACGATCAGCTGTTCCACACACTGAAGGCGACGCCAGTTTCTGGCCAGGGCAATTACCGCGTCCAGTTCAGCCGCGTCAACGCTCAAGTTGACACGAACGGCAACGACATTGCCAAACTCGAAGAGGTCTACGCTGTCCGGTACTACCCGAGCAAGAGCCTGCCAGGCGTGACCATCGTCAAGGTGACCACCAAGGCGACCGAGCAGGCCACGGGCTACAGCGAACGCAAGTTCAACGTCCGATGGACCCGGCACGTGCGGGAGTTGGCCGGCGACACCCTGGGCCCATCGCGGAACTTTGGCCGCGCCATGGCCCACATCTGGACTCTGGCTGGCAACCAGATCACCGGCTTGGACGTTTCCTCATTGGCGGCGATCAATGCCGAGTTCGGCGAAGACTCGGCCCTGCTGCGCTTTGATGGCTCATTCGATGACGCTGACCTGAGTCTGGGCGAGCGCCTGCAGATCGTGGCCAATCACGCGCGGTGCACCGTCTGGCGGGATGGTTCGCGCTGGACAGTCACGCGCGAGCAGGCCAAGCCATACCCTGAAATGCAGTTCGACTACCGCAACCTGGCCGCGAGCGGGGAATCATCGATCTCCTACTCGGCAAACCTGCCGGCGTCATTCGACGGGATCGAGCTGGAGTACGTCAAGGAAGACACACAGGCGACCAAGGCCTATGTCCGGCTTTCGATCGAAACGGGGGAGGTCGTGTCAGCGTCGAGCCGCAACCCCAAGAAAATCCGTCTGTCTGGTTGCACGACCATGGCGCAGGCTGAAAACCGGGCCCAGATGGAGGCCAGGAAACTGCTCTACCAGCGCACGACGGTGAGCGATACGGCCCTTTCGGATGCCGCGGCCCTGGGTCTTGGCGCCCTGGTGCGCTGGGTTGATCCGGGCGACTTCGGATCAGCGGATGGCCTGCAGGCTGGAGAGGTGATCTCGATCAACGGCGACATCATCGCCACCAGTGAGCCGCTTGAATGGTCAGGCGAGACAACCGGCCGGATCATTTTCACCGGCCCTGACGGGCAGTACCTCGGCACGCCAGTGGAGTGCTACCCGGCTGATGGCGGTCTGGTGGAGCTCGCCAGCGTGCCATCGGGCCTGTATGTGGCCGACTCTGCCAGGCAATGCGGCAGCCGGTACGCATTCGCCGCAGGCTTGACGGCAGATGAGGTCGATTCCCAGGGCCTTTACACGCTGGTCGACGCAACCCAGGGAGGCGACGGCACTGTCTCCATAGCATTGGCCCAGTACGACCCACGAATCTATGAGGCCGACTGATGCCGACTGATGCCGCCGTTCCATCGGCCGATCCTTCCGACCTGCTGTTCAACGCCCAGAAGCTGGACGAGGTCATCAACGGCACGGCCGAAAGCTTCGTTGATCGGCGTGGTGTCGAGCGCCTGACGCTTACCGGGGCCCTGCGGCTGATCGGGTTCGAGGCGCCCGTGGCGTTCACCTCGGGCCTTTCCATCACCAGGTCGACCCAGACTGTCACCAACGGTGGCAACACCTATCACGCCGACCCGGCCAGCCTGCCGTTCACCACCACCAGCACTTTCAACGGGGCTCAGTGGCGCCTGGTCTCGAACGTCACCCAGGCTGATCTGACGACCTACGCCATTCCTCGCGCTGGCGCCAGTGACCTCGCTGCCTCGTTCAAGACCACTGGCACCTGGGAGGCATCGGGCTTCAAGCTCGACACCAATGCAGTCTGGTCTATCGTGTCATCGAATCCAACCTGGCAGGCAGATTCAGGCGACCTGATGTCCTACGATCGGGCGGCGAACAAGTGGTCATATTCGATCGCCTCAACCGAGAAGTTCTACGTCACGGCCGCTGATGGCCCTGCGCGCGGCGATGACGCCGCCACAAGCAATGGCCTGACGCGCAAGTCCCAGGTCGAAACGTTGATTGCTGACGCGGCCGGTGTTCGCATGCAGTACAGCCAGGTTTCGTCGATCGCGACGACATCCGGAGCGAGCGTGTCACTGCCCGCCGTTCCGTCATGGGCCAAGCGAATCACGCTTACGCCTTTTGATGTGAGCACCAACGGATCCGCTGGGATCAAGCTGCGCGCCATCACGGCATCTGGCGCCGTCGCAACTGGCTACAAGTGCACGACCGCATACGTTGCATCCGGCAGCAACGTTGCGCAAACCACTGACCGGCTGTTTGACACCGGCAGTTCTGCGGCCACCCTCAACTCGGGCAGCATCGTGCTGACGAACTGCGGCGCCAACAAGTGGGTGCAATCGTCCGTGCTTTGCCGCTTCTCGGACACAGCCGTGCAGATCGGTGCCGGTGGTATCGCCCTCACTGAGGCTCTGACTGGTATTGAAATGACCACAGCCAACGGCACAGACCTCTTTGATGGGGGCTCGATCTCCATCCTGTTCGAGGGGTAACGCGGCTCAAAAGGGCATCTCGGGTGCTCCCTAGCATGGCCCGTCATGAGCCACGTCGTCGTCAACGTTGACCAGTCCGTGATCCGCAGTCGGGAGGAACTCCTGGCGTTTGCAATGGGCTTGGACCAGAAGCGCCCGACAGCCTGGGTGCAGTACGGTTGGCCGTCTTCGGTCACCTTCGACATCATGTACCGGGCCTACGAGCGCACGGGCGGCGGTCACGGAGCAGTGCACAGGCTGCTGGACGGCTGCTGGCAGGCATTGCCGCGCATCAAGGCCCCGGGTAGCGACGAGATCGGCGCCTGGGAGTCCGAGGTCTCCAAGCTGTTCAAGTCGCTGCGCCTGTGGTCCAAGATCAAGGACTTCGATCGGCGCAACATGATCGGCCGTTACGCGGGCCTGATCTACCGCGTAGCAGACGGCAAGGCATTGAGCGAGCCGCTTGAGCGCGGCACCGCGCTGGTCGACATCATCCCGGTGTTCGAGAGCCAGTTGAAGGTTGTCGACTGGCACAGCGACCAAGCAGACGCGGACAACTTCGGCAAGCCGAAGATGTTCCAGTACCGCAAGCGCACCATTGGCGACGCTGACAAGCAGGGCGCCCCAGATGAATGGGCAGACGTTCATCCGTCTCGCGTCCAGATCTTCGCCGAAGGCGGCATCGGTGACATGTTCGAAGGTGTGCCGCTGCTTCGCGCAGGCATCAACGACCTGGTCAACATCGAGAAGATCAGCGGCGGCTCGGCTGAGTCGTTCCTGAAGAACTCGGCCCGCACGATCGTCTTCAAGTACGACGTGAACGCCCAAGTCAGCGCCATCGCCACCCAGGACGGTCAGACCAAGACCGTCCGAGAGGTGCACGAGGAACAGACCAAGTCGGTCAACCGGAACCAGGATTCGGCGATCGTCATGCAGGGCGGCGACGCGACCACCCTGCAAACCTCGATGTTCGACCCGAAGCCGTCGTTCGAGGTCTCGGCCAACAACTTCGCAGCGTCGGTGCGCCTGCCGTTCACGGTGATCTTCGGTCAGCAGACCGGCCGCCTGGCCAGCAACGAGGACAAGGCGGACGCGATCGCGCGCTACAAGTCGCGCCAGGCCAACGAACTGACACCAGTCATCGAGGAGTTTGTGCGCCGCATGCAGGCAGTTGGCGTCATCAAGGAAGGTGATTTCGAGATCGAGTGGCCGGACATCGCCGCGCCTTCCGATGAAGAGAAGCTGGGCAACCTCACCAAGATGACCCAGGCCATGACCGCGGCTTTCCAGGCCGGCCTGCCTCCGATCTTCACGGTCGAGGAACTGCGCAAGGTGGCCGGGTACAAGGAAGCGCTGCCGGCCCTGCCGATGGGTGAGGGCGATCCTGCCGGCGACGCCCAGCCGTGAGGAAGCGCACCAATCCGGTCATTCCTGGCGACACCAGGGACCGCACCGGGTCGGCCGGCATCCTGCGGCGCGCGGCGGCAGAGATCAATCGGCGGTTCGCTGGCCTCTCCAAGGAGGTGCTGGCGATCTTCGACGGGATCCGGTACTACAACCTCAACGACGCCCGGGTCATGTACGGCCTGACGCCGGAAGAACTCTCGGCTGTTTCCCAGGCCCTGGCCACCGCGCTCGATCGCTGGCTGGCAGAGGGGCAACAGACCGCGCACCGATTCTGGTGGGCACCGTTCGACGCGGAGGCCTCCCAGCTTGGCACCGCGCAGTCGGTCGCCAACCTGACGGGCTTGTCCGAGGTCTACGCTGCCTCGCGCGCCCTGCAGCAAGTCATCTACTCCGAGCCCTACCGCAGTCGGGTCGCAGTCGCGCAGATCAAGAGTTACGACCAGTGGAAGAGCCTGTCGGAGTCGGTCCGATCGGAGTTGTCGCAGACGATCGGCCGGGCGGTCGTCGACGGCCAGGGCCCCAAGGCGGTGCGCCGCGAGATCATGGCCAGGCTGGACGTCGGCAAGTCGCGGGCGATGCTCTACGCCCAGACCGACATCACGGAGACGTTGCGCCAAGCGCGCGTGGCCGAGGCCGAGTACGCCGCCGAGCAGCTGGGCATCCGGTCAGGCCTGCTGTGGACATCGGCCCTAATCCCGACCACCCGGCCGCACCACGCCAGCCGCAACGGGAAGGTCTACACCCCTCAGGAGGTGCGGGACTTCTACGCCACTGGCGGGGAGCGTTACCGATGTCACTGCGGGGTGACCGAGTGCCTGCTTGATGAGGCCGGAAAGCCCATCCTGTCGGATGCCCTCAAGGCCCAGATGAAGGGCGAGTTCGCAGCCTGGAAGAAGGCGCAAGAGCAGTCTTCCTAGCATGCGGACGCATGAAGACCCGCGTCCACATCCTCTCGGCGGTCAACGCCTCGAACGTCTCCAAGGTCGGCAGCACGTACACCATCAAGGACGTGTGCGGCGCGGTGGACGGCATCGTCATGAACTCGGCGCTGTACCCGGCCGAAGAGCTCAAGACGGGCGTGTCGACCATGAACGGCAAGCCGGCGCCGGCTGGGCACCCGAAGGACGGCCAGGGCCGGTTCATCAGCGCCCTGAACGGTGAGGCCCTGCTGAACAGCTACATCGGCAGCATCTGCACGAATGCGCGCCACGAGGGCGGGCGCTCGCTGTTCGACATCGTGGTCAACGAGGCCCAAGCCAAGGCACACCCGGAAGGCCAGAAGCTGGTCGAGCGCCTGGATGCAGCGATCAACGGCCAGAACGCCGACCCGATCCACGTCAGCACCGGCCTGGTCTGCAAGATGGTCACGGCCAATGGCGAGAGCGGTGGCAAGAAGTACAACCGGATCGCCACGGGCATCGAATACGACCACCTGGCCATCCTGCTCAACCAGTCTGGAGCCGGCACGCCCGAGCAGGGCGTCGGCATGTTCCTGAACTCCGAAGGCCAAGAGGTGGAGGTCGAATCCGTGAACGTCAGCACCGAGCCGGTGGACCGGCGCTTTGAAGGCGTGGCCGGCTGGCTGCGCAAGCTGCTGGGCAACTCCGACCTTTCCTTCGAGCAGATCTATGACGGTCTGCGCGCTGTCCTGCCTGAGGGCGCCTGGGCGCGCGAGGTGTTCAGCAAGTCCGTGATCTACGTCGACAAGGACGACAAGCTGTACCGGCAGGACTACGCGGTCGATTCGACCGGCTCCGTAGCATTGCTCGGGCAACCTGTGGAAGTGGTCCGCAAGGTCGAGTACGAACCCATCACCAACAGCAACGAGGTGGATGCCGTGAAAGACAAGATCCTCGCCGCGCTCAATGCAGCCGGCATCAAGACGGAAGGCCTGGACGACTCCCAGTTGCTGACCGCTTACAACGCCCTGGTCACCAAGCCTGTCGAAGACAAGTTGACGGCCGCCAACTCCAAGATCGCCGAGTTCGAAGTGAACCAGCGCGCCGCGGCAGACGCCGAGGTCAAGGCCCTGGCCAGCGAACTCGCCGTCAACAGTTCCCTGACCGTCGAAGACCTGCAGAAGCTGGGCCTCGATCGTCTGAAGGAACTCAAGGCCAACAGCAAGGCCGCACCGGTGCAAGTCGGCGGCGCCTCGCAGACCGTGGCCAACGAGTTTGCCGGCTACGACCTCAACGCCGAAATCAAGTAAGGAGCCGACATGCCCAACCGTGCATTCCGCAGCGCGAACCGCGAGCCGCGCATCATCTCCGACCGCACCGTGTCTGGCGCCCTGCTGCCTTGCACTGCTGTGGCCATCGGCGCCAGCCAACTGACCCAAGCCACCGCTGCCAGTGGCGCGCGCCTGGGCCTGCTGATGCCGCGCGACTTCTACGGCGCACCGGCCGCCGCGTTCACCGCCACCGACCCCATGCTGACCGCTTACGTCAGCGGTGAGACCGGCCTGGCCTTGACGCTTGAGCCCGATCACCAGGTGGTCTGGGCCATGGCTGCCGGCACTTACACCAACGGCCAAGAGCTGATGGTGGGCGCTTCTGGCCGACTGACGGCCGCCACCACCGGCAACATCGTTGTTGCCCACTTCGACCAAGCCGGCGCCACCCTCTCGGCCGGCGATCTGGCCGATGTGTGCATCGCCAACTTCTACACCAAGGCTTAAGGAGGCCTCTGATGCTGCGCTTCACCAATGAGCAACAGGCCGCCATCTTGGCCGCCCGCCAACGCTTCAACGAGACCCAGGTGGCCATGGCTGCCAACGCGGCCATCCCTGGCCTCGAGGGCAACTCGCTGGCCATCCCCATCGACGCATGGCGTCGCATCGACGGCCGCGCGCAAGTGCTGGCACGCAGCCGCCTGGCGGTGTTCAGTCGTCTGGCCCAGGCTTCGACCATCCCTGTCAGCATCGCTGACCTGGTGAACTACTACCCGCAAGTCTCCGACTCGGGTGAGGTGCACGTTTCGATGGATGGCCGCAACCAAGCCAAGGGCGATCAAGCGAACGTCAAGTTCGTGGGCACCCCGGTTCCGGTGCTGACCGCCACCGCCCGCATGGGCTGGCGCCAGATGGAAGTCATCCGCAAGGGTGGCGGCTTCATCGACACCGCGACCATCGCCAACAAGCAGCGCAAGGTCTTCGAGAAGCTGGAAGACATGGCCATCAACGGCCTGTCCTCGGTCAACGTCGGCGGCGACACGATCTATGGTCTGCGCACGCTGCCCACGCGCAACACCTTCGCGCACGGCTTCACGCTGGCGACGGCTACCGGCGCGCAGGTGCTGACGGCCTTCAAGCAGGCGATCACTGCAGCCCTCGGCGACAACCAGTACGGTCGCATCACCATGTTCGTCAACATGGGCGACTACACGGCCTGGGACACCACCGACTACGCGTCGGCATACACCGGCACCATCCTGCAGCGCCTGCGCGCCATCGGCCAGATCGCTGACATCGTTCCGGCCTCGAGCATTCCGGCAAACGAACTGTCGGGTGTGGTGGATCTGGAGTCGGGCGAGTGGGGTGGCATCCTGTCGGCGATGCCGCCGACCACCCGACCGAAGACTCGCCAGAACCCAGAAGACGACTACCTCTTCAACGTCATGGCCGCAGCTGCCCCGCAGTTCCGTTCCGACTACAACGGTCAGTCGGCTTTCGTCCACGGCACGCAGGCTTGATCATGAAAGCACGCATCACCCATCTGAAAGCGCCCTGGCCCCTCGGGGCCAAGGTTGGCGACGTGGTCGGGTTCGAATCTGCCCCGGCCTGGGCCGTTGGCAAGTTCGAGCAAGTCAGCGACGACGAGCCCGTGACGCTGGCCTTCGGCGAGCCGGTGCTGATCGAGCTCTCTGGCGGCGACGCCTCCGAGATCGAAGGCCTGAAGGCTGCAATCGCCGACCTGACGGCCAAGCTGGCTGACGAGCAGAAGGCCAAGGACGAGGCTGGCGCTCTGGCGCTGATGGCGCAGGAGCAGTCCGAATCCATCATCTCGGGCCTGAACGAGCAGATCGCTGCAGCCAAGGCCGAAGCCGAAGCCGCCAAGGCCACCGCCGCCGACCTGACCTCGCAAGTCGCCGACCTGACGGCCAAGCTCAAGGCCGCCACCACCAAGACCGGCAGCAAGTGATGATCACGA